TTCATCTTTTAGAATTTGATTGACAGCATAGTCAGCGGCAATATTTGACAACTGACCATCACGGTTATCGCGGCGTCCCAAATGATCAAATACATTGTGCAGAACTTCGTGTGCAAAACCAAACTCACATTCTTTTGGAGTCAGTGTGTCAACAAAGTCATTGCTGTAATAAAAGTTACGACCATCTGTGGCCAAAGTACTGCACCACTCTGAAGCATCGACTAGTTTCATACGAGTAGCCATATTGCCAAAGAAGGGATGACGCAACAACAAACCAATTCGAGCAGTGACAAGTTTTTCAACAATCTTGTTCTTTTCTGTTTGAGAAAATTCTTTGCGTTCTGGTTTTGCTAGTTTTTTATTTGCTGTAGAAGTTTTAGTGGACATTTACTGCTCCTGTTAAAATACTATTATATATGAATTTATACATTTTGTCAATAAAAAAGGCCCTTGCGGGCCAATTTTATTCCATTGCTTGGATAATGAACTTACCGTATTTGTCGTGGAAGCGATCGAAGTTCTTCAATTTGGAAGCATCAAACGGCAATTGATAGTTGGTCAAGGCCACCTTTGCACCCATAACAACCAATTCTGTTGGGAAATTGTCCATCATAAACCCAAAGAAGTAGTCGGCCATCTTATCCCAATCTTTAACTTTCTTTTGGCTAGCAGTTTGGAGTTCGTAGCACATTGACACAGTCAATGAATACATCGCAGAGATCTCTTTGATGTCGCATTTAGTGATCTTACCATTCAGGATATCTTCTGGTTTTGGCATTTGTTTGGCAACACGGCGATGAGCCATAAACTTAACAGCAAGACCTTCGCCAATAGCACCTGCAACCAAATCGGTCAGTGTGCCTTCTGGCAAGTCATCATCTTTGAGCAAGTCACTAACAAACGACCAAGAACGAGGAGTAGCGAACGCACGGCTTGATGATTTTGGATCAAAGTCATACAAGTCTTGTTTGGCAAAGCCAACATAGCCGACGACCTGTTCGTGAACCTTATTGTTAACAGCCCATTCTTGCCAATCTTCAAAGTCACTCTTCAATTCCAAGTGAACAAACCGGTTAGCCAATGGAGCAGGCATACGATAAGTAACACCTTTGTCAGTTTCGCGGTTACCTGCGGCAACAATTGAAACACCTTTTGGTAATACATAAGTACCAACGCGGCGATTCAAAACTAATTGGAAAGCTGCTGCTTGGGTAGCAGGAGCCGCAGAGTTCAACTCATCCAAGAACAGGATAGCAGTAGATTCTGGATCAGTGGGCAATTCAGCAGGAGGAGCCCAGCTCATTGTATTAGCATTGGCATCAAAGTATGGGATACCTTTAATGTCAGTGGGTTCCCACAAGCTCAAACGAACATCGATAACTTCACGACCTTGCTTGTCGCCGATTTGTTTAACGATGTCGGACTTGCCGATACCTGGAGGGCCCCACATAAACACGGGACGTTGAATCTTAACGCACTTCTCGATACTACGCTTGGCTTCGTTAGGAGTAACGGTGCGGTTGGTGCTAATCTTTTCTGCCATAGTCAACTTTCTTGTTAAGTTAAAAATTAATTTACTGTTGCACTCTGCTTCAGTATGTATTAATTATACAAGGGTTCTATGACTTTGTCAAGGAGTTTTTTATGCTTTCTGCCTTAGCACGACTAAAACGGGCAATGTTGCCTTCGAACAACACCAGTTGGACAGCCATTTTATCGTCAAAGACGTAGAGATGTTTTTTACTAATATACCAAGGACAGTTTATAAAGTTATCCAGATATAATACCAATTGATTGGTATATTCCATTGGCTCTACAAATAGCACAGGATATGACGTAATGTGAGCAGTTAGTCTGGCAAACCCTTCGTCGGTAAGTTTGAGCCCGCCCTTGTCTTTGTGTCTTGGATTTGCCCACCATTGGGCTATGAGTTTTCTCAAAGATTTATCATCTGTAGGCAATCCGAATTGGGTTGCTACATATTTGGTTACTTCAATCTTTTGATTCGTCATTTAACTTCTCGCCGGTGGTTAATTTATAAACTGAGAAGTCTTGGGTATTGAATGTTTTGTTGAGTTTTTCAGCAAGATTGTAAGCATGACCAGCATTTGAAAAAGATACTTTTTTATATTTTGGTCCTACTTGCTGAACTAGAATACTACTAGTTTTTAAATTAATTGGTTTGTCCTGATAGAAAACAGCCCAAATGGCTTCGGCTTCTAAAACTTGTTCTGTTTTATAAGTCTTTTTATTTGTAATTTCTAAAAGTACCTTTGGTTTAGGACGGCTCAAAACTCATGCTCCAATAGTGCACAAGTATTTACCGGAATTATTAGAAAGTCCCGCCGTCCATATTAATGACAATAGTTTCTTCTGATTTAGCACTGGCAATTTCATCCAGTTCACCTGCCAATCTAGTCATTACCACACTGAGACTATTCTGCAAATCAGCAACTTCTTTGATATTCAATGTGAGATTTTTTTGGTTAGACTTGATAGCAATACGAGCCTTTTCTAAAAAATCTTCAATTGGTAATGTGTTTAATTGTTTCATGATTTATTAATTGTATTTAACATAGCCTTCATTTCCGCTTCGGATTTAAAAGGTCCATGAAATGGATAACGCTCTAGTGTGATCAATTTAGGGCAAAAGGATTTGACCCAGCCCTTGCGGAATTTGATTACATAGTATCCTGCACAATATTGGCTCTTACTCTTGGCACTTTTAGCATATAGCGGAAGTTTCTGCTTGACACTATACACCGGCTCAAATGGTTTACTACTACAGGGAAAATCGTAGATGCTGTAATTTTTTGGCTCAGCAGCATCCTTCTTGATCTTCTTAATGCTTTCTTCAAAGACCTCAATACCAAATTGTGCTTTGACTTCTGCTAGATCTTTGAAACTGATCTGCTTACCATTTTTTAAAAATGTATAACCCTTCTTAGCCTTGCTGATAGAACCAATTTTACTGGCTTCGTCTCGGACCAACCATTCCTTATTTGGAATCAATACTTTGGCTGTTGAATTCATAATGTATACCTTGCGTTTAATGGTTCTGCGTAACTTTGCACTTGCTCGCTGATCTTAACCAGACTATATTCTGAACAAAACTTTAACAATCTAATACCAACTTGCGGAATACTTTTTTCCGCCTGTGTAGCAGTATCAATTGTTTCTTTGATCAATTGTTTAATGTTATCGGGCTGTGCTGACAGGTCGCACAATGTAACATTACGTTGGTAATCATCTAGAACACGATGCTCAACACCTTCGTGGTCGGTCCAGCGCTGGAGCATCATATTGTTCCAATTATATCCGCGGCTGTCTCGATCGGCAAAGGCGTCACGGAGACCAACTTTATTCTTTGTCCCTTTCTCACGAACTCCCGGATAAGCAGAAAAGACGTTGTCGGAGGTGTCTCCACGCATACACTTCTCGAATAGTAACCAGCTCGGATCCGGTGCGCCTTTGACTTGTTTAGTTTTGTTATCAATGACAGGCTTACCTTTGGCATCAAAATATCCTTCGTGTGTTGTAGTAATTTCCATAACACCATTATATTGTCGAACATTTGGAGCAATCAGCTGTGCAAAGTCTCCGTCTGTCGAAATAATCACGTGATTGTCGTTAGGGTGACTTTGAATGAAGCCGGCGATTAAATCATCTGCTTCGAGTTGTGGATGTTGCAATACTGTGGTGTTAGTCTTGTCTCGAATGAATTCTTTGAACTGATCAAACGTTTCCCAAAAGACACGATCTTCTTCTTGTTCACGAGGACTTTGAGCAGCACGAGCATCCGACCGCTGGCGCTTATAAGGAGCGTAGAAGTCTTTACGCCACGAGCGACCTTCGAGTGCAAATATGACATGGTCGCCTTTAAAATCACGCCATGCTTTACGCACACTGCTCAATACAGTATGAATACTCATACCTACTTTATCTTCTGTAGAACCACGAATAACGTGCCGGGCACGAAAAAATGTATTAGCAGTATCTACCAGAATGTATGTCTTTGACATTAATAAACCTCAGTTTTTCCATCATCACGTAATGCACGATTGACATAACCCGCACCGCGGCGGCTCATATCAACACCTTCTTCACCGCCGACATTGCGACATAGTTCGGTGAACCATTGATCAACAACTTCTTCGTCAGTATCACCGGTATAACCAGCACTACGTAATTGTACTACAAAATACTCGTTCCAGTCAAGCTCAAAGAATCCATTGCGTAGATTATCTTTATTAACATGAGTATCCATTACAGCTACCCAAGGCTCTTTGGCTTCGGTGGCAATCTCTTTTGGAGTTTTAGCTTTTTCGATTAATTTGGCTTCGGCCTCTTTAATTTTACCAGCCATTTCTTCTGCGGCTTTTTTAGCAGCATGAGCTTCTTCTTCAAGTTTATCTAATCCTAAAATCTTTTTAACAAAATTTTTCATATTCTTCCTTTTAATTGCCAAATTAAGTGCTCGTGTTTATTGTGCCACCTGTATAAGTATACAGGATCACCTGGGCCAGTAATCATTTTGGTAAATTTATAGCCCCGTTCTAACCAAATTCTTTTTCCTGTTAAAGCACAGCGTTTGGGCAAAACTGCAAATTTGTATTCAACACTTGCGGTTTTATAAAACCACAAGTCATCTAATGACTTATCATAGGACGTGGGCATCAAGTGCCCCACTCGTTCTTGAACAATGGCACTTGTAGTCGATCACTATAACGCCAGCCTCGCTTCATTGCGGCAAGGGCAACAGACCGAGCATTGAGAGTGTACACAGACTCAACACCGCCAACAGGCATAAGGTATATGTGACCTGTAAAGCCCGCTTTTCTAAATTCGTCAACTGCTCGTTCTGCATCTTTAATATCCTCTTCTGTTGCTACTACTAGTTTCAAATATGTTGTTCCAACTTCTTCGTATGTACAAACAATTTCAGGCTTAATGGCATCTTCCCACTTTTCGCCACTCGCCGGCAATTTAGCACTCACTGAAAATGTAATTTCGTTATCAACCCTATTACCTGCCCAATTGTGTAAGTATTCTCTAAACTCGGGAGTGAACTGTTGAGTACCGTTAGTCTCAAATGTAATTTCTTTAAGACCTGCCATCTTGGGATGATCCAACAAGTCTGGGTAAGCACGTTGCCAACCTAGCAATGGTTCGCCGCCTGTAATAACAAGATGTTCATCTTTCCATTCACCGTGTGGAATAATTTCCATAATGCGATTGGCAATGGCATCTGATGTAAGCATAGGACTCAAGTCCTTGAAGTCAGGATGCCAACTAGCGTAACTATCACAACCAGTTGACACTAGCGGCAAATCTTCATATTTTGTAAACATATGAGACACTTGAGCAAGTTCTTCTGCTTCTGTGCTCATCTCTCCGCGAGGCATACCAAAGCCGGCGCATTTAAAATTGCAGCCAAATGTACGAAGGAATACGCTAGGTACTCCCATATATCGTCCTTCGCCTTGGATGCTGTAAAATAATTCTGCGATTTTAATCTTGCTCATATATATTAGACCATTTCTTTAATTTTTCTTTTTTAGCAGCAGTAGCGGCTTTTAAGTTATGATATGATATTACATCCAACTCATGTAGAATGTCAATCATTGCGAGTACATCGCCTAACTC